CATTTCAGTCCCATTGGGAGGATCGTATGGCTACAGGTAAGAGCGGAAGCGGAAAGAAGTCACCAGCTTGGCAACGTAAAGAAGGTAAATCCCCTTCAGGTGGACTCAATGCTAAAGGCAGAGCTTCTGCCAAGAAGGAAGGTCACAACCTTAAACCACCTCAACCTGAAGGTGGTAGTCGTAAAGATTCCTTCTGTGCTCGTATGACTGGTATGAAGAAGAAGTTGACTGGTACAGCTAAAGCTAAAGATCCAGATTCTCGTATCAATAAAGCTCTTAAGAAGTGGAAATGTTAAACAATGCCCATTAACACTGGTTCTAACCCTAAAGGCTTGTATGCCAACATACATGCCAAGAAAAAGCGTATAGCCAAAGGTTCTGGGGAGAAGATGCGTACTCCTGGGACTAAGGGTGCTCCTACTGCTAAAGCGTTTAAAGAGTCTGCTAAGACTGCTAAGAAGCGATAGCTGGAAAGAAGTAATATGCGACGTAAGACATCTAGAGATAGCCGGTATAAGAAGTCTGTCTGGACCCAGAACCAGAAGCTTCAAGCTGTCAGTACGTACTTGATGTTAGGCAGTATGACTGAGACTGCTTTGGTTACTGGTGTACCTCTTCCTACTCTTAAGCTCTGGAAGCAACAAGAATGGTTTAAAGAGTATTGTCTTCAGCTACAAGCTGAAGATGTACAGCAGATGGACTCCAACCTCAAAAGGGTTGTAGACAAAGCTCTCAAGACTGTAGAAGATCGTTTAGATTTAGGTGATGCTCAGTTTGATCAGAAGACTGGGGAGATTGTCAGAGTTCCTGTTAAGGCTCACGTAGCTTTAAAGATCACAACTGACTTAATGTCTAAGCAAGAGAAGATCCGTGAAGCTCCTTTAAAGGAAGAACTAGAGAAGACCATTGATGATCGTCTTCTTAAACTCTCAGAAGAGTTTGCTAGGTTTGCTTCTCAGAAACCTATAGACGTTGTAGCTAAAGAAATAACCAATGGCTAAACTGGGTTCTACAATAGAACAGCCTCCTGTAAGCAAGTTAAACCCAGAAGTGATGGAAGGGTTTGTTAACTCTATCCTTCGTAAGAACTTTGATAAACCTGCAGCTACTCCTCAGTTCCATAAAGAGATTTGGGAACTTGTTACTAGTAACAATAAACAAGTAGCCATAGCTGCTCCTCGTTATCACGCTAAGAGTACAGCGGTTACTCACTCGTATACCCTAGCTTCAGTTCTCTTTAGAGAGTCTAGGTACGTCTTAATTGTTAGTGATACTGTATCCCAAGCTATACAGTTCCTTGGGGACATTAAGAAAGAGATCCTAGACAATGATGATCTAAGGTCTTTGTTTGGTATCAAAGAAGGTCCATTCCCCAAAGATACTGAGGATGACTTGATTGTCGAGATGACAGACGGATATACGTTTCGTATACAAGCTAAAGGCTCTGAGCAAAAGTTACGGGGTCTTAAGTGGGCTAACTTACGTCCTGATCTAATCATCGGTGATGATATGGAGAATGACGAGATTGTTATGAACAAAGAACGACGTATGAAGTTCAAACGTTGGTTCTATGGTGCTCTCATTCCTTGTATATCTTCTTCTGGCAAGATTCGTATTGTTGGGACTATCCTTCATTTGGATTCTCTTTTAGAAAACTTAATGCCAGCTTCTCAGTTGGTAGCTCATAGGGGCTATAAGAGTCTTATCCGTGAAGACTTAAAAGAATACTCTGAGAACAAACTACCTTGGAAGTCTGTTAAGTATCGTGCCCATACTGACGACTTTAAAACCCTGCTCTGGCCTGAAATGAAGTCGGCTACTGAGTTCAGAATGCTTAAAGAAGATTATGTACGTCAAGGTTTAGCTGACGTGTATTCCCAAGAAATGTTAAACATTCCTTTGGATATAACCGATACCTTCTTTAAGAAGTCTGACTTCACACCAATGAAAACAGAAGACAAGAAGAAAAAACTTGTCTATTACGCTACCTGTGACTTGGCTGTATCTCAATCCCAAAAGGCTGACTATTCAGCTTTTGTTGTTGGTGGTATGGATGACGAAGGTAAGTTGTATTGTGTACACGTTGTTAAACAACGTATGGACGCATTAGAAATTGTGGATACAATCCTGATGCTTCAGAAGATTTATAAGCCCGTACTCTTTGGACTCGAACAGGGTACTATTCAGAAGGCCATAGGCCCGTATCTCAATGAGGAGATGCTTAAGCGTGGTGAGTTCATTAACACAGTGTTGTTAAAACCAAGCGGCGATAAACTCACCCGTGCTAGAAGTATCCAAGCCCGTATGAGAAGCGGAGCCTGTCGATTCGATAAAGAAGCTGAATGGTATCAGGACTTTGAAGATGAGCTGCTCAGGTTTCCTAGAGATAAGCACGATGACCAGGTTGACGCTTGGGCATACTTGGGATTGATGCTCGATAAGATGTGGGAAGCTCCGACTGAGAAGGAACTCGAAGAAGAAGAGTACGAGGCTTATATTCGTGAAAGTAATGACATCGACTCAGGTCGTTCTGCAATCTGTGGGTACTAAATATGAATTTAAAAGAGAAGTTTGATATTAAAGATCTCATGTATGAGTCCAACATAGCTGAGAAGCTTTGTGCTGAGGACTTGTCTACGATTGGTATGTGGGTCGTAAAAGACTTTGATACAGACCTTAACTCACGCATGACTTGGGAAAAGCGTACTGAGACTTCCCTTAAACTTGCCCTACAAGTTGCAGAGACTAAAAACTTTCCTTGGGCTAATGCTTCCAATGTTAAGTTCCCCCTCATTACTATTGCTGCACTTCAATATCACGCTCGTAGCTACCCTGTCCTGATTGACAGTGACCTGCCTGTTAAGTGCCGTGTTGTTGGTGATGACAAAGATGGTTTACGTGCTCTGAGAGCTACTCGTGTGGAACAACACATGAGTTATCAGCTCTTGGAAGAAGATGAAGACTGGGAATCCGAAATGGATAAGGTTCTTATTACGCAGCCTATTGTTGGCTGTGCTTTTAAGAAGACCTACTACGATCCCATCAAAAAGCACAACATATCCGAGAACGTCCTAGCTAAAGACTTAGTAGTCAACTATTGGACAAAGAGCTTAGAGACTGCTTCTCGGGTAACCCATATCCTCCAGATGAATAAGAACGAGATCTACGAACGTGTAGCTCGTGGACTCTGGATTGATGTATCTGAAGGCCAACGCCAACAAGACTCTTACTTGTCTTTGGGTTCTGGTTTACAAGCTGCTCAAGATAAAGCTCAAGGCTTGATGCCTCCCCAATCTAATGACTCAAGCACTCCCGTTGAGATCTTAGAACAACATTGCCACATTGACTTAGATGATGACGGATATGCCGAACCCTATATCGTTTATGTCCGTAGAGACAATAAAAAAGTTGCTCGTATTGTTGCTCGATACACTGAGAAAGATGTTGAACGCAATAAGCAAGGAACTATTCTTAGTATCAAAGCAGAGCAGTACTTTACTAAGTATCCTTTCATTCCATCTCCCGATGGTGGTTTCTATGATCTAGGCTTTGGTGTGTTGTTAGGCCCATTGAATGAGTCTATCAATACCTTGATCAACCAGTTGATTGATACTGGTACTATGCAGAACACTGCTGGTGGTTTTCTTAGCCGTGGTATTAAGCTGCGTGGTGGTAACTACAACTTTAATCCTCTTGAGTGGAAACACGTTGATACCACTGGGGATGACTTGCGTAAAGGTATCGTACCCCTTCCCGTACGTGAACCTTCTCAAGTTCTGTTTACCTTGTTGAGCTTGTTGATTAACTATGGCGAACGCATTAGCGGTGCTGTAGATATTCTTCAAGGTCAAAACCCTGGTCAAAATACTCCTGCTGAGACTACCCGTACTATGGCAGAGCAAGGTATGAAAATCTTTAACGGTATCTTTAAACGTACTCACCGTTCTTTGAAACAAGAGTTCCGTAAACTGTATCGTTTGAACCAGATCTTTATTAACGAGAATACTCCATACGTGTCTGACGCTAAGAGCAACGGTATTATTTTGGCTAGTGACTATGAAGGCCCAGTAACTGACGTTATGCCTTCTGCTGATCCAAGCATTACTTCTGATGCTCAACGTCTAGCTCAAGCTAACGCTATTGCTATGCGTGTGGGTAATACTCCTGGTTTGTATAACCGTTACGAAGCTGAAGTTACTTACTTGAAGGCTTTGAAGGTTCCTAACATTGACAAGATTCTTCCAGATCCTAAAGGACCTAACGCTGTACCTCCACCAGTTAATCCGAAGGTACAGATTGAGCAAATGAAGTTGCAAGCCAAGCAAGCTTCTGACCAATTAGATATGAAGATGGCCCTTCTCAAGCTTATGTCTGAAGCTGAACTCAATCAAGCCCAGATTCAGAAGCTACAAGCCGAAGCAGAAGCAATCAAGATTGGTATTGCTACTGAAGGTGAGAAGATGCGTATTCAAGAGATCAATATGCAGATCGCTTTGCAGCGTGAGCGTAGAGAGGGTGTGTTAGGAGCTATTAAGACTATGAACGATGTTTATGCTCGTATGGCTGCTGATGCAGGTCAGGGAGGAGCTGAGGATATGGCACAATCGCCAATGCCTCAGATGGCACAACCAATGTAAGTAAGGAGTAAAAATTGGAAGTTGTAACTAAAGAAAACTTTGAAGAATGGAAATTCCATCCAGTCACTTCTAGGTTAATGAGATTACTAAGTGAAGATAGAGAAGCAATGAAAGAGGGTTTAGTTAACCACTCTTACGAAGATGAGGCAGAAGTTAAAGGTCGGTGTCGAGCAATCGCCATTATCCTTAACCTAGAGTATGAAGATTTGTTTGAAGCAAAGGTAGCCACAAATGAGCAATGAGTCTGGAATTAACCCTGTTGGGTGGCGAGTTCTTGTTAAACCACAAGAAGTCAAAAAGGTTTCTGCTGGTGGGATTATCCTGACTACAGAGACAACTGAAGCCCGAGAACAAATGGGTAACACTACAGGCATCGTTGTAGCCATTGGTGATCAATGCTACTCAGATGAACCCACACCTTGGTGCAAGGTTGGAGATAAGATTATTTTTGCTAAGTATGCTGGTTTGCTTTACCTTGGTAAAGATGGCAAACAGTATCGAATGATTAACGATAAAGACGTTACAGGAACTTTGGATTCTGACGTTGATTTGGTTGATCCGTATTTAGCTAAAGCATAATCGTTGACGAATAAATAAACACAGGAGTAAGATATGAGTGATGAAGCAAATGTTACTAGTAACGAAGTAGCACCTGAGATTCGCCAAGAAGCTGAATCACAAGGTTGGGTTCCTAAAGAACGCTTCCGTGGTAATGAAGCTGATTGGGTAGATGCAGATGTCTTTGTAAAGCGTGGTCGTGAGATCCTTCCTATTCTGCGTAAGAATAACGAGAACCTCATTAAAGACCTAAACGCCACTAAAGAACAATTACGGGAGTTCAAAGAAGCTGCTGAGGAATTTAAAAAGTTCCAACGTGATGCTTATGAACGTAAGGCCCAGGAATACGAGAATCGTATTAAAGAGATAAAAGAATCCCGTGCCCAAGCTATTAGCGATGGTGACGGACAGAAAGTAAATGCTTTAGATGACGCTTTGGATGCTGCCAAAGAAGAGTTTAAAGAAGCAAAGCAAGCCGCTAAAGATGCTGAGAAAGCACCTACTACACCAGAGACTCCTACCCAAGTTACAGACCCAGGTCTGCAAAACTGGTTAGATAAGAACACTTGGTTTGGTCAGGATCGCCGTATGACCAGTATTGCTAATGGCATTGGAGAAAGTTTAAGACTAGAGTTCCCTAACCTTAAGGGAGAGCCTTTTCTTGAAAAGTTAGACGAAGCATTGGCAGAAGAGTTTCCCCAACGATTTGGTAAGAAACAAACTCCAGCTAGTCGGGTTGAATCAGGTTCAGGTCGTCAAACTCGGGGTGCTGCAGGTAGTGCCCAAAGCTATGACAACTTGCCCCCTGAAGCTAAGGCTGCATGTGATCGGTTCGTAAAACAAAAGCTTATGACCCGTGAACAGTACCTCGCTGATTACGACTGGAATTGATTTTATATTTAAAGGAGAATATGATGCCCCGTGCTTTGACTTATGAAGAAAAAGTTGAACGGCAAAATGCCCGTTTGAGCCAACAAAAAGATAGTACAGCTAAACCCACTCCAGCTAGTGATGGTGCGACTCGTAAACGCCGTAACGTATTTAACGGAACTGAAGTTAAATTAAGTGTTAGAGAACATATCCCTGGATACCACCTCCACATCTTTACTGATACTGGTGGTCGTATTCATGAGGCTATGGAAAGTGGCTATGAGTTTGTTACCCCAACTGAAGTAGGTGGTGTAAGTGAGAATGTGGTTAGTCGTAACGGCGACCTCGGAGATAGGATTCGATACTTGGTAAATCCTCGTGCAGAGGGTTCTGAGCAATACGGTTATCTTATGAAGATCCGGCAAGAATGGTATGAGGAAGATCAAGCCGAACTTCAAGCTAAGAATAATATGATTGACGCTAGTATTCGTTCTGGGAAAATTACTGGAAACACTGAAGGTTTCTATGTACCCCAAGGTGGTATTAAAGTTTCTTAATTTTTAAAGGAGTCTTAAATGGCTAACGTTTCTCGCCCTCGTGGTCTGTCGCCAGTAGGTACTATTACCGGCGCAGCCTTTAACGAGCAAGGCCAATTGTTTGCTGTGGCTAACGACGCTACTAACACCTACGCCATTGGCGATGTGGTTACGTACGCTGGTGGCTCAGATTCAAATGGTATTGCTTACGTCACTAAAATGACCGCTGACACCTCTTTGCCTCTGGGTGTTATTGTTGGTATCCGTCCTGCTGACCCTGGTGTTAGCTTGCAAGGTTTGGATATTGACCTTGGCAAAATCTATTTGCCACAATCGGCTGGTCTGCGTTACATCTACGTTGTTACTGATCCCCATGTTGTGTTTGAAGCTCAGGCTGATACATACGCATTGGCTGACGTGTTCAAGAACGTTGGTGGTAACTGGACTGCTGCTGACAGCTTGTCTCAATCGTCACCCCAATCTAGCTTGACCATCAAAGCTTCTACTGTTACCGCTTTGGGTTCCAGTGGTTCTTTGGGTCTGCCTTTCACAGTTATTGGTTTGGCTCAACGCCAAGACAATGCTGCTGGTGCTTATGCTAAGGTGAACGTTGTTCTGAACAAGTCGTTCTTCAAGCAAGCCCAAGGTACTGCCTAATCTAATTAACTAAGGAGAAATAACATGGCTGGTGTAATTACTACGGGTTCGCACCCAAAAGCTCTTTGGCCTGGTGTCAAAGCTTGGTGGGGTCAAACCTATAATGAGCATCCTGAAGAGTATGTCAACTTGTTTGACAAAGACACTTCTACTCAAAACTACGAAGAAGACGTTCAACTGACTGGCTTTGGTCTGGTTCCCGTTAAGGAACAAGGCGCTGGCGTTCAGTACGATTCGGAAATCCAAGGCTTCATTACTCGTTATACACACGTTGCTTACGCAATGGGTTATATCGTGACCAAGGAAGAAATGGACGACAACTTGTACGAACAAGTGTCGAAGAAACGTGCTGCAGCTTTGGCTATGTCTTTCCGTCAAACGAAAGAAAACGTTGCTGCTAACGTTTACAACCGTGCTTTCAATGGTACTTATACTGGTGGTGACGGTGTTGCTTTGTGCGCTACCAACCACCCCAATACCACTGGCGGTACTTTTGCTAACAAGCCTACCGTTGACGTTGACTTGTCCGAAGCAGCTTTGGAAGATGCAGTGATCGCTATTATGGGTCTGCAAAACGACCGTGGTCTGTTGGTTGCTATTCAACCTAAAGACTTGCATATCGCTCGTCAAGAAGTGTTTAATGCTCAACGCATCCTGCACTCTAGCTACCAAACTGGTAATGCCAACAATGACATCAACGTCATTAAGTCTGGCAACTACCTCCCAGGTGGCTTCAAAGTGAACCACTACTTCACCTCGCCTCACGCTTGGTTTATCCGTAACACCATTCCTGGTGGCACTGGTATGAAGTACTACGAACGTCACGCTATTATGTTTGATCAAGACAATGACTTCGACACCCTGAACGTTAAAGCTAAGGGTTACGAACGTTACAGCTTTGGCTGGTCTGATCCTCGTGCTGTGTGGGGTTCCAACGGTCCCTAATTGTTACTAGTAACAACTACCCCCCTTAATTGGGGGGTTTCTTTTATCTAATTGGAGATTTATCATGGGTTACGAAAAGCGCAAAGAAATGGGCCAAAAGCCTGATCCTAAAGTTAAAGCTGAAGGTGAACAAAAGAAAAAGATGACTGCAGCCAAAAAGATGACTGCAAAAAAGACTATGACTAAAAAGAAAATGTAAGTAGAATCTAGTCTTCCAATGACGCCCTTAATTGGGCGTTGTTTTATACAACGTCAAAGGAACTTATCATGTCTAATCCTACCCGCCTCTATGCAGGTCTTTCTACTGCATACGTTAACGAGCCTCTGTACTCATTCCCCTTCCCCGATCCTTTCCACACTGGTAGCACTCAAGTTTTGGGTAGCTCTACCTACACCAATGACTTCAATACCTTGATTGGTACTGACTACACTGTCACTGGTACTAGCTCTACTTTTGCTTTGACTGCTGGCATTGGTGGCTTGGCTGTCTTGACTCCTGGTGGCACTACTACTGCTAGCTCTGCTTACAAGAACGGTCAATTCTTTCAATTTACCGCTGGTAATCGTGCTTGGTTTACTACTCGCATTAAAGCTTCTGCTGTTGCTGGTAGCGTGTCTTTCTACGCTGGTTTGCAAGCTGGTTCATCTACTAACGATGGATTGTGGTTTGCTAAAGCTGCTTCTTCTACTTCTATCAACTTGGTGTCTACCGTTAACGGTACTGCTACTACTTTGGTAACTGGTGTTGCTACTGCTGCTGCTAATACTTTTGTTGAAGTTGCTTTCTACTACGATGGCACTGACATGATTGTGTTCTCTGGTAACACTACTTCTGGCACTGGTCCTGTTGCTCGTATCTCTGCACCTACTATTGGTTCTTCTGGTACTACTTTGACCAATGCTTTGATTGCTCCAGTGTTCCAAATTACTCCTACAGCTACTGACACTTTGACTACTGACTTTGTGTTGGCTTGCCAAGAAGTTCTGCGTTAATCAAAAGTAAACAACAATGCACAAACAATTAGTACATAAAGAAACTGGTGACACTATCACGGTGTCTATTGCTGCCGATGGTGGCAAGAACATTGTGTTACTAGTAACAGGTACTATTGAGCATGAGGATGATTCTGTATTCGATGCTATAGACATCAGTCGGTTATCTGGTAATCCATCTAACATTCGTCTGGGCTCAACTGTATTTATGGTTGAGTCTGGATTGAAGGTTATGCTCTCCTATCGTAATCAACCTTACGTTCTTCCTTTGGAAGGTCGTAGCAAGATTGATCTAGGTTGGGTAGGTGGGCTTATTGGTCACGAGATTGATATGGTATTCAAAGGTACAGGATCATTCTTCATTGTGCTAGACATCAGCAAAATGGGAGTATGAAATGTCTGACGTAAAAATTAAGAGTGGCGAACAACCACGTTACTTTGCTTTTAGTGGTGTTAACTCTACTACCGCTACTGGTGCTTCTTCGCCTATCTACAAAGAAAGTCCTTGGAGTACCTTCCAAGCTATTGTGACTGGTACTGGTACTGTTGGTGCTACTGTTGTAATGCAAGGCTCTAACGAAGATGCTACTTACAACGGTACTAACTCTAATTGGGTAACTATCAATACCTTCACATTGAGTGGTACAACTACCGCTACTGATGGATACACATCTGTTAGTACTTGGCGTTATGTTCGTGCTAACGTTACTGCTATTTCGGGTACTAGTGCTACTGTCCAAGTGATCATGGGCGTTTAATAAGGGGTTGGTATGTCCTCAACGACTTTTACAAGTGGGACAGTAATTGCCTCCACTTGGCTTAACGACGTCAATAACGCTGTCTACAATGGTAGCTTTCCTACTCAAGTAAGCTCTGCTGGTATCTCTTACGCACCCAGTGGCACAGGCGCAGTAACCACTACGGTTCAAGCTAAGTTGCAGCAGACTGTTAGCGTTAAAGACTTTGGCGCTGTTGGTGATGGCACAACAGATGATGCTGCTGCTATCAATGCTGCAATTACTTCATTACAACCAGGTGGAGGAATTGTTTTTTTCCCAAGAGCGATATATGCAATAGGTTCACCTATTGTCATGAAACCATTTACAAAATTAGTAGGTGTTGTTGGTGGTGAAACTGCCGCTTCACATTCTTCTTGGGTTCAAGCCTTACCAACCTTTAGCGGCGATTCTATGGTGTCGCAAACTGGTTCTGCGGTTAACGGTGAATTGACCCTTGAATTGTCTAACATGGCGTTTGAAGGTGGCAACTATGTTAAAAATGGTGTTGCTTGGACGCTTGTTCATGGCGGTAACATTGAAAAAGTTACTGTAAGAAATGTTCGTCAGTATGGGTTCAAAATTACTAACCCTGGCGGTGGGGTAATTTCATCAAACTTAACAATGACAGATTGTTATGTTCGGATGCCAAACGATCAATATTTTATAGACAATGCTACTTATCCAGTTTACGCTTCTTATTATTTAGAAGGTTTTTATCATCAATTAACACGCTGTGTTTCTGATGGTGGTCAATCTGGTGTTTCTATTGGTGGTGGTGCATATTCTGGTGACAACTTAATTCAAAATTGTCACTTTGAAGGGTATTTGTTATACGGCGCAAAAATTGCAGATAGTAATGGATACAATCAAATTTTAGGCAGCACATTCCCTGGAATTTATAGCACTACGCAATCAGCAGTATCAGTTCAAATTGGCGTGTTTATTACTGGAACAGGTCAATCAAACATAATTCAAGGCAATGTGATTCAAAACATTGCTGGAGGAACTAACGTATCTGTATCACTCGGTATTGATATTGATACAACCACAAACAACAACATCATTAGCGACAACGTAATTCAAGCATTTACGACAGGAATGGCGCTTCAAAGCTCATTTAACACTTGTTCAAACAATAGTGTTCAATCGACATTGACC